CCATTTTGCAGTAATCCGATTAAAAGAGCTGATGGTTTGGCTGAAAAGTACACATCAATTGTGGCATTTTGGTTGTCCGTAAAGGTGATTGTAATGCCAGTTCCTGCAAACACCTTTTGAAAGTCAACAAGATACTGGGCAGTTGATCCGTCCCATTGGTTTGCTGCAATTTTTGCCTTAAGGATGATCCTGTAAGTTCCATCATCCATGCTCACAGNGTAGTTAAGTGGTTGACCAGAGCCGTACCANATACCAGCTTCCCAGCCAAGGCNANTNGTGTCCCAGCTAAAGTAGGTTAGGATCGGTGTTTGAATTGTCCTTGGTAGACCCACCCAGACCCCAATTGCGTCTAGCTGAACACCCGTGGCCACATCAACGTCGTAGTAGCTAGGTGTGCCTTGCGCAATAGCTATCGTATCAGCCCAAGCTTGAGCCACGGTTGAAACCATGGCAATGAAATTAGGTGAGGTCTGAAATTCAGACGTGACTAGATTTGTGTAGGGTGTAACGTTTCCGCTCATTAGGTCACCGTCACTGTGATGTTAGATGCTGCACAATTTGCACCTTGGTTGTAGGCGATTGCAATGTTTGAGGTTCCTGTTGGGCTTGCTGCTGTTCCAAGCCTAAAGTCTGTGATGTAAAAGGTTTGACCCTCTGGCAAACCAATCATTGAGGCGATTGCAGAGGTCTGTGAAACGTAGACGCTCTCACCAATGACTAATGATTTAACGTAGGCAACCAAGGCGCTAATGATGTCAGCGGTTGTGGTGCTAAGGTACCCTGGCAACGCCTTGATCGTGACTGCAAAGTAGATGTTGACCTGCCCAAGCACNAAGTAGTTAATAACAGATGTGAGCCCCANTGGGCTTGTCTGAGTGTAGCTTGTTGTGCCGTAGGTCTGAATTCCTGGGGGTTTNCGTAAAAAGATTGCAGATGTAATATCAGCCACCGAGCCACCTTCAACAACGCAAGCAATTGCATGTGCAGGAACTCCGTTTGCGTCTGTTGAGNCGGTTGGGTTCTCATAAACGGTATANCTTCCCACACCAGTAACGGCNCCAATTGCTGCGTAGATGGCGTCGCGAACGGCTAAGGCTGGGGTNGCTACTGAAGCTGCTTGGCGAATTCTTAAAGCTGCATCTGTTTCAGTGGCTTGACCAGCTACTGCTGCAGATGTGTTTGAGAAGGTCTGCCAACCAACTTGTGGGTTGTAGATTTGGTTAATGGTTCCTACAGTTGCTGAGATTGACCCAGGTTGCTGCGCCGTGACAGTAACAGAAATTGAGCCGCCAGTAGGNATGGTTACTGAAGTAGGAAGGTTCCAAAGATTACCGCCCGCATCTTGCACCACGCCGTTAGTAATAATTGTCCCGACAACACCAGTCACCACACCAACAGCTGATGAGTTTGTGGCTGTCAACCTTGTTAACCCGTTAAGCTTTACCTGAGNCGACAGCCCGGTGCCTTGCGCGTAGTAGGGTGAGTAGCCTTGAAAGACTGAGATCATTGCTTGGTTGCTGTCGTTAATAGCAGCTGCAATTACAGCTAAAAACTGGCCGTCTTGTGAGTCAGGTGCGACGTAAATGTCAGACCCGTAGATGTTTTGAAAGGTTGCAATTAAGCTCTGATAGATGTCAGAGTATTGGGGTGCACTGATGCCAGTGTTGCTGACGGTCGGGGCTAGGGTTGCTAATGGATATGTGGCCATAGGTTATCTCATAGATTTGTTGTGATTTGAGTTTGACCGTATTGCGTGTTGATTGTGCAATTAACTACGGCACCTCTTGTTGTAGGATCAACGCCGCTAGAATATGAGGCGATGCTAGTGACACCTTGTGTCTCTAAAATGACTTGTTGAATTGCTGCATCGTAGGTTGCAATTTTTCCGGCGCCTAGAATTTGAGAGTTGTACGGGGTACCGTAGGTGATGTCTAAGAACCACTCGCCCTCAAACAGCTTTAACCTTGTCATCACAGCTTGCGCAACAGCTGCAGGTGTGTTTTGATAAAAGTTAGCCCCATTCTGACCAAATGTGTAATCGTTAGATTCAGTAAGTTGACGATATTTCATAGTTAGCCTGTAGGTAGTGCAGAGGTGCCGCTGCCTGGTTGCACACCACCGTGCCTATGATTGCCAACAGTGTGACCGTTAAAGGTGCCCTCGCCAGACGCTGTGACCGATCCGACAATACTTGCCCCGACGCCACCGGTACCACCGTTGCCAGTAAGCAAGCCGTTAACGGTAAGGTTGCCGTTGATGATCACGCCGTTTGGCGCGTTAATGGTCACCTTGTCTGTGGTGGTAATGGTAGATCCTGCCGGAGCAGTTAGGTTGATGTGCTGATCTGGCGTGATCTCCACATACGTTTCCCCGCTGTCAGTTCTTAGCTGTACGTTTGCCGAGCTAATTGCAGAAATTGTTCTAACTTGCGACCGAGGACCTACAAGCGCAAAGCCGTCAGACAGGTCATTCATGCGCAAGAGCGGCAGCTGGTTCTTGTACCCGCCATTTTGCCACCAGGTATCGATGCAACGTGAGGCAAACACCACCAAGCACTCATCTCCGTTGACAATCGGAAAGGTTAGGGTAAAGCCCCCGCCTGACGGGTAGATGACCGGCACGTCTAACAAAACTGGGATATCAACCTGGGTAATGGCTGCGGTCTCAGGATCTTTCAGAGGGATCAAGATAGCGGGCTTGACTGTGCAGGTCATGGCTACAGGATCAAATGACTGGATGATCCCAGGGAGCGCGGTCCAGACCTCCTTCTGATGGCCTTCCATAGCCGTCAAAAGAGCTAGCGTCTGATTTTCATATCGCTCGTTACGGTTCATCTAAACTCCAGGCACTTGGCCGGTTGTCAAATCGATCGCTAGGCAGATGATGTCGGTATACCACTCATCGCCACGCGTATCGCCCACATGCTCAACCACCAAAGCTACGTAAGTCCCGTTTTTAGATACTGGGGCCAAGGGTTGTCTTGCACTTCGGCTATTATAAAGAATTTGTGAAGGATTCGACACAGCATTGATGGTTTGGTTGATGTCGTTGCTATTAAGCTCCACAAGCTGACCGATCTTGATCTTGCTGTTTAGCAGGCATCGAACCCGAATGCCCCCGTCGGTCTGCTCTGGAACTCCAATCATCCCAGTCCCTGAGTTGATCTTAACCACCTCATTGGAGGCGTATTGGGTTAGTGGGGTAACAACTACCTTACCGTTTTGAATTGACCAGGTAGAGCCGAGCGACCTGGTGTACATGCGCATTGCAGATCTACTCATCCCAAAAAGAACCTGACCCCTAATTACTGGACGTAAGCTGGGGTCCACGTGGCAAGCATTCTATTAAGGTCTGAGGACGACTGACCGTTTTTTGCATTGATGTCGTCTGTCAGCCTTTGCAGCGCCTGCTTTGGCGTTTCACCAGCCTTGATGTTTTCATTAACGAACGATTGGGAGTAGCCAATATCACCATCAGATGCAAGAATGTCAACATAGGAGTTGATGTTGTTCTCTCTACCGATTCTCATTTGCTTTATGGTGCCGTCAAAGACAGTACCAAAGTTGCCGGTGCCTTCGTACCCAGCTTCTAAAATAACTCGATTAAACTCACCAATGTTTTGCAGGTTTCCGACGTCACGGCTTGCTATTTTATTGATTGTTGTTTGGGATAGGTTGTAAATTCTGACAACTAAATTGTCAGGCACCTCAACGTCAGCATTTTGAATGCTAAACTTAATCTTAAATTCTGAAAGATCGATGACGGCTTTTTCACTGATAACACTCAGCCGAATCTTCCTAATCCACTGGTTTGAAAGGCTTGTCATGGGGTAGTAAAAATTACGTGTGAAGACAGACCAATGTTACTAAACGTCGGAACCGCCGTAATGTCACCGTCAGTCACCACGGTTAACGTACCACCAAATTGAAGGTCGGGGTACGGTGCCAACAAGTCAGTTCCAGTGACCAGTGGTATTGCTTGCACCAAAGGGTTTCCAGCGTTGTCTAAAATGTCAAGCACCCAAATATTAGAAAA